CTGCTTCGTGCAGGGTCTTTTTATTGGTGAGGGGTTACAAACTCGCCTGCCAATTCGTTGATGCCCTAGATAGAAAGACGGAAAATCACTAGGTTCTTGATACCCTCGTGCCGTCTTAACTTGTTAGTATTTGTAAGGCTTTGTTACAGCGAGCAGTACGGTCATCTAGTCCTATTGTACCGCCATTGATTTTCTTGGTAATTGCTTCTATCTGACTTGTATCAGCTAGTGTATTAAGATTATGTGTAGACCAAAACCATCCAGCACTTAACGCTGCATATTCTGGAAGACATAATAAATCAGGATTAGCGACACAATCCACACCAGTATCCCTATTAAAATGTACATAATTATCTTTACCAGTAAGTTGAATTAAACCACGACCATGGTACTTCCATCCGTCACCAGGCTCTGTATTACCCATACGATTACCATAAGCAATGTTAGCGATCATCTCAGGCTTATGTTCACACTCTAGAGCTTTAGCAGCATCAAATCTACTAGGCCAAGTAGCCTGTAAAGCTGCTGCTCTATAATTTAAATTCTCTTCAACGGTTCTAAAGGAATTAGACTCATGCCCACACTGTCCTAAGAAGGCAGCTTGACGCTTAGGAGTATTGATATAGAATTCATTAAAAGTATTATTTAAAGGTGATAACCATTTAGAGTCAATACCTAATTGTGTTAGTTGAGCTTCAGTCATTATTTCACCATTAAAGAGTTGTACTTTCGTATAACATCATTACGTTCTATTTCTGTGGATTCGCATTGTCTTGCAAACCCGACAAGAACTTCTGCATCTGGTTCAAGTAATCTGAGTCCTTTACTTGATATTCCAAAGGAGGTATTGGGGTTTGCTGATAAACTGGAGTTGTGCACCCCTCTAAGCATACCAACAACGCTATCGTAGCGAGTCTGTAGTTCATCTTTCTCTTTCTGAGTGTTCTGGGATATTACTGCTTGTTGTTGTACTACTTTTGTTGTGTGTTCAAAAGCTTTCTGATTTACTTCTGCTAGTGCTGCTTTGTAATGATTGTCTGTAATAGCATAGCCTGAGTAAGCACCAAAAGCAAAAGCACCTACTGCAATACCTACATAGATGTATGTAGAAGAGCCGCTAGTAGCAAGGCTAAATAAAGTGCTAAGTAGGTTCTTAAACATTATTTAGAGTCTGGTTCTGCACCAGCCATTTGTTTACCAGCTACAGAAGCTGCACCTGAGCCTGAGACAATACCTAAAGCACCAGCAAGCTCAGTTAAGCTGATCTCTTTGCCTGTATAGATTAAATAGATAGCAGAGCAGCCTACAAGTAAAAAGCCTAACATCCATGCCCATTTAGCAATATCGTGAGTGCTATTATCTTTACCAGTTAATATGTGTTTTAGTATATCGTTCATTTGTATCCCCAAGTTAAATAATAGGCAATGAAGGCAGCAACAATAAAACAGTACAGTTGTACACGCTTTACGTCCTTTAAATCATGCCCATACTCTTCTTTAATTTTTGCTTCTTCTTTGAGCATTCGAGTCTTAATAGCTTGAATGTCGTCCCATGCTTTAGGGCCATACTTATTGATGACCTCGGCTTTCATTTTTAATTCTAACTTCTTTACTTCTTCGAGTAATTGAAATTCTTGATATGCTCTTGACACTGTATGGTCAGGATGTGCTACTAATGCTTTACGCTTCTCTGTTGCTCTTTGTTTTGCTACATCTACAGCATCGTGTTGAATGCCTTCTATACTTTTGGTTAACTGTTTAGTGCTCTCTCTAGTTGCATTAAGACTACCGCTTAGAGCTTTCACTCCTTCGTTGATACCAAAGTTGTCGGGCATATCTCATCATTTCTTTTTCTTATCAGCCATACGACCTTTTGCTTTTACTTTAGCTTTGCCAGCTTTAGATAAAGCAATTGCAATAGCCTGCTTTTGTGGTTTGCCTTCTTTCATAGAAGTGCGAATATTAGACGATACAGTCTTTTTAGAACTGCCTGTTTTTAACGGCATACTTTATCCTTTATACTATTTTAGTTATAATTCCGTCGGTGACGGTTACTGTTTTAGCAGGTGTATCTGCAGTTTTAAAAGTTCCTGATACTCCTGGTAATAACTGTGTATTATCAGACTGCATCATTACTTGAACTTTATTAAACCAATCTCTCCATTCAAAAGACTCTTGAATAGGTCCTCTAGGAACTGGAGGTAATTGAAAGTTAGAGGCCACTCTCTACCTCCGTTGCATAGCCACAGCCTTGCAAATCATCTAAACACTTTTGAACTTTTTCACCAATGTCTGTACGATAGGCAATTGAGTTAGGAATCTCAATTTTTCTTTTAATTTTTCCATACACAGAGTCACGAGCTTTTTCAATTGAATCTCCTAATCCTACAACAGTACATACATAATCACCTGCAGTAACAAACATGGGAATATCCATCTTTAATTCACCATCAATCATTGCAGGACCTTTACCCCATTGAACTTCACAGAGGTGCACATCATTAATAGCATCTTCCATGGTTAGTCCCCAGATAGGATAACCAGAGTTTTCCTTTTTAGTCATGCGACTGTAAGGATAGTCAGGAATAGTTACCACGACACCACAGGCTACTTTATCAGATACTTTAAGAGTGTCTTTACCATCAATCATGTCCAACATCCACTGTGCAGGATCACCTTTGTGCAAAGACATCTGAATGTTAAATAAAGGCCATCCTGGACGAGTAGTGAACTCCAAAGGCCATGCTTTACCATTCTTGTCAATGATGCAGTTTACATCAATGTAACCTGTATAGCCAATACCATGAAGCATATCTTCCAAAGGCTTTAACATCTGATCAGCTAGTTTAGAATCTTTAGTGTAGCGAACAATAGTACCTTGTTCACCAGTAGTAACACCTAGTTCACCATTCATGAGCTTCTTGTGTTCCCAAGACTCACAGAAGTATTTAGAGAAACCACCAGCACCAAACCAACCACCAACACCGAACTCAATACCTGGACGGAACTCTTGAAGAATAAACTTACCTTTAAAGGACTTCTTTTTCTTCCAGTATCCAAGCATGTAAGTCATATCAGCAGCAGACTTAGCTACATAGGATAAAGTCTTATCACCGTCACCAATAGGCTTAGACACAAAGCGACGTGGATTTTCTTTTACATAAGCAATAGCGTCATCATAGTTGTCAAAGGTCTGACTAGGAATCGTCTCAACACCAGCTTTGTTAAGAATCTGTTCACCATAGTCACGCTCTTGTTCCCAACGAGTACCAGCTAAGTTTGCACCAAAGATAGGAAAGCCTTGGTCACGATAACGCTCTAGACCATGAATATAATAGATGTTATCTGTAACAAAGATTAAGTCAGCCCATTTCATGTGGTCTTCCCACGAGCTAACTCGTTTAATGAGACCACCATCACCAACTTCAGCACGTGAGCCATCTTTGTTATGACGTAAAAACATCTTAACTTCATGTCCTGCAGCTTCGCTACGAAGACCAAAGGATAAGCCACAACCGCAGCCTGATGGGTCAATAATTAAAATCTTCATAAGTTTCGCATACCTGAAATAGCACCAGCAGTAATAATACCATTAATTAGACGAACTGCTCTATTAATATCTTGTGGGGTTTCTACATTACTTACTACATCAGAAATTTGTTTAAATTTCTTAGGATCAGTAATAATGCGTTTTTCTACTTCTGGTCCAATTCTATCCCAAAGAACACGAGCATCTTTAGCAGGCATGCTTTTTAAATTGCCAGTAAGTTGCGTTAAAAACATATTCTGACCTTCAGGAGTTTTGCTGAGATTCCATACTTGTCTTTCTAAAGCACCTGCAGCAGCTTTAAGATCAGTACGCCCTTCAGCTTTTATAACATCATCAAATAAAGAAGGAAGAGCATCTTTGGCTTTGTTCATAGCTACTTGTTCAAAAGCACCACGAGCGTGTGCTTCCCAAGGCTGATTACCAGAGCCAGGTTGTTTCATTAACCAACCATTAAATTCTTTTTCTAGTTTAGCACCTTCTGCCCAACGAAGGTCTCTAGCGGCATAAGTTGTTTTAGGAGATAAATCAACACCATATTTAAAGTCTCGTAACTTGGTAAGAACATCTGCCCCAGAAAGAGCATTACCTTCAGTATCTTGAAATAGTTTTTTATATTTATTAGCCTGAGCAGGGTTTACTTTACCTTCTAATGTTGCTGCACGATTAAAGAAAGAACTATTTACAAAAGGCTCTTCTGCTTTATTAATAGCTGAAGCAGCTTCTTTATAAATATGTTCTTCAGCAGGAACTCCTTCAGGAATCTTAGTACCAGTGGTGTTTTCAAATCTAGAAGCAATGTTTTGACGCATAGCATTAGCTTCTATAGATTTTTCTTCAGTGGTTGCTGCTACTTTAGCTGTCTTACCTTCAATACCTAAAATATCTTCAATAGCACCAACATTAACAGGTTTTTTACTTTCAAAAAACTCAGCACCTTTTTTAACTATAGTACCAATACCAGGAATTCCTGTTACTTGTTTAGCAGCCATTCCAGCAAATCGTGCTGTATTCTCTGCTGCTTTCTTTTCAATCATTTGCCCAACTTTAGTAGACAAACCAGCACCAGGGGTAACCATACCAGCCACAAACTGTGTACCAGCACCGAATCCTAAGTCTTCAGCACCTGCTTCAAGAAGACCTGATACAGCACCTCCAATAGCTCCTACAGTGCCTGTAACAATAGCACCAGGACCTGTGAAAGCTCCTACAGTTCCTCCTATAATACCACCTGCAGTTGCTCCTGCCATAGCTCTAGTAGCATAATCTCCAGCAGTTAACTTACCTGCTTTAGAAGGATCTCTACCAAATAGTTCTTTAGCTTTAGCACCTGTATCAACCATACTTTGTCTGTCTTTAGCAGAAGGAACTAAATGGTTAATAATTTCAGTAGGTGTATATCCAGACTTTTCAGCACTATTTTTATCAAAGTTTGCTTGCTGAGACACATGGGCTGCTATCTCATCGTCTGAGTAGCCAGCCTGTCTAGCACCTACAACATCAAAATCTACTGGCATTGGATTTCCTTAGAATGACAAGTCGCCTTGACCGAATTGAAATTTACGACCTTGACCACCACCAAAAGAACCAATAGGAAGACGTTCTTTAGTACTATCTACACCATACTTTTTGTCTTCTTCTTTAGTCTTAGCAGTCTCAATATCCATATAGCTTTTAGAAGATTTAGAAAACAATAATGGGTATTCTTCTTTGTCTAAGTTTTCTTTATCAGCACCAATACGTCGATTTAAATTACGAACAGCATCGTCTTGACGGTCTTTTAGAACACCTACTAAAGATTGAGGACTTAATGATTTATCATAAATACCCACAAACATCTTTTCTAAATATTGGTTAATACGACCACCACCAGAAGCTGCAGCATCTTGAAGACCTAAAGTAGTTAATTCTTTAGCAAGAATAGCAACTTCTTCAGTATATTTATTATCTTTATTAGAAGCTACGTTATCCAACAAGTTTCTAGTTAAACCGCCTGAGCTTTGCACAAGAGAAGCAAGAGTACCTACAGCACTAGGATTCTTAGCAATTAAGCTAGAAACTTTTTCTGTTTGTTGTAAAACATCATAGTCACCCACAATAGCCACTTTAGCTTTAGCACCTTGACCAACTAATTTATTAGGAGGAATAGCAAACTCTTTACCGACTTGTGCAATATCGCCAATTTGCTTTTGAATAGGAATAGATACATCTTCGTACATTTGAACAACATCAGCTTTCTTATTAGCTTTAGCAGTTTCGTAAGAAATATCACTAGTCTTACCGCCACCAGATAAGTTTTTAGCAATAGCATCGCCAACAGTAACTTTACCTTGTAAATCAGGATTAGCAGCAATTACTTTTTCATTTAATACATCTTTAACAGGAGTGTTAGAATCTGCTTTAACTAACTTCTTAGCATCAGCATCTCCAAACCTCCACCACAAATCTTTATTAGCATTAGTAGGATCTAAACCAGCAGCAGTGATTTCTTTAGTAATTTGTTTTTCGTGAATTTTAGCAGCTTTATCTTGAGCGTCTTTATTATTTTTAAGTTTAGAAAATTCAGGTAATGAAGGATCCTCTTCACGAATTTTATCGTATGTACCTTTAGTAATACCGTATTTACCAACTGCAGAAGATGTTTTACTTTCAGCACTATAAGCAGCATCACCTTTATAACCACCAGATTCAACAGCAGCACGGGAAGATAAAAAGTCACCTGCAGGCTCTTCTCCACTAGGAGTAGGAACTGTGACTCCTTTTTTCTGATATTTAGGAAGTACACCAGTTTCTCTAGTTAACTTTTCTTCTGCTGATAAAGGTAAACCATTTTTAGCTTTCGATTCAATACGGCTTAATTCAAGACGTAAATCCCTAGTATCCATGCGGTCTATACGGTCATCAGCAGAAACAGCTAATGCTTGTGCTCTTAAATGTTGATCAGCAGTTTGCGTCATATCAACTAATGCTTTTTTCTTAGCTGCAAAATCCAAGTTAGGATTTCTCATAACAGCTTCAACAGACATACGAGCAGCAGGGTCTTTAACAGTTTCGTTAATTACATTTTGTAAATCAGCATCGCTACCAGCACTTTGTAATAATTGACCAGCATATTCTAACTCACCTTGTTTAACTTTTAAAGTATCAAGTTCTTGTTTATTTACACTAGTAGATAAGTCTCCAGCTTGCTTTTGTAGTTTATAAGCAGCAGAGTTTAATCCTTTGCTTTGTAGCATACCAGCAGCAGATTGCAGAGTAGCTGCTTGCTTAACAGGATCTTTGATATCTTCAGGAGTTTGTCCTGCATACATTTGTTGTAAAATGTCTTTAGAAGCTATATCTTCAGCAACACCTTTACCTGCGCCATAGCCTTCGCTAACAATTTTACCAACGTCTAAATAGTCTGCCATAATTATTCCTTATTCAAATCCGCCAGTACCGCTACCATAATTTCCACCAGTAGAACTTTGGTTAGTGTAACTTGGCATAGAAGCATAAGGATCTGACCAACCTGGTGTTTGTCCTCCACCCATTACATAAGGAGAAGTGCTACCAAAATTACCACCATAAGGATCAGTAGTAGCAGAACCTTTAAACAAACCACCAAGAGTACTCATACCACTCATTAATGTACCTGCACCTTGAAGTTGACGATTCTGAGCAGCAGTAGCGGCTTGTTGTTGTGCCATACCAGCAGCAGCAGGAGACTGTGAAGCACCTGACAATTGCATTAAGTTAGCAAGTTGTGAATTGTAAAAAGAACTAAAAGTACTTTGACCTAGGTTTTGCAAAGCAGCTTGTTGTGCTCCAGATTGCAAAGTACCAGTAGCCGCAGCACCTGCTTGAGAAGCTGCTGTGCCTTGCTGTAACTGTTGTTGATATCCAGGCTGTGCCATAACCGATGAAGGGTTATTCATTAGAGTATTTAGTTGAGTAGCTGCTTGTCCACGGTATTGACCATAAGGGTCATATTGACCTGAGCTAGTACCGCCTCCGCCTCCACCGCCTCCACTAGGACCCATACCTAAAGCATTAGTAATACCGCCTCCTGTAAGGCTGTTTACTCCTGCCGCTATTCCAACTACTGACGCTGCTACTGAAGCTGACATAATATTGTTTCCTTATATAGGCTTAAAGCCTGTCTATAATCAATGGTAATTTCTTCACCTAATAAGCCTCCACGCATTCCTGATATTGGTTGGGAGGCAACTAAGTCAATATCTTCATTATCTCGTAATACAAAAACTGCATTTGGATTTTTAGCATGGTTTGTATAGCGACCAGCAGGAGTTCTTTTTTCACCTATTCTAGCTGGAGCAATTACTTCACCAACTTGAATGTTTCCTGTAGCAAACAAACCTTTACCTTCAATCTTAGAGTCAGACACGATTACTTTATAGCTTCCTTGTGGAAAAGGTATCTGGTCTCCTTTATGTTCTGATATTTTACGAACAAGTTCTAAATTAAGTTTGTACTCTAACATTGCTTGTTCAAAGTCTTCTACATCGACTGAACGGTCATAAGTAATTAATTTAGATTGCTCTTTAAGATGTTCTTCAAGAAATTCATTATCCTCAAACAGCATCTTTTCTAACTTAGCTACATCTGTTTCATCTGTAGCATAAATGTTTTGAAAAGTCATTTCTTCTAAAACATAAGCTACTTTACGTCCTGCAGAAGCTATAAAAGACTTAGGAGCAGTGATTTCAACTTTATTGCCATCAGGGTTTACAAATAACATTTTACCTGTTAGCATTACACAAAGATGAGGATGTTTATGAAAGTGTCCTACAACTAAAGTACCAGGACCGTAAGTAACTTCTCTGATATATAAGTTAGGACCAAAATGGTGAACTACAGGACAATCAGCTTGTTCTTGTTTTAATAACTCTTTAGTAAGATTATCAATTCTAGTTTCAAGTACATCTGTTGTTAGTTGTTCACTCATTTTTTACTTTCTATATTGTGGTGCTGATACTCCTTCTTCACTTAGCTCACCTACCATGAAGTCTATCTCAGCACAATCTAATCTTAAAGGCTGATTGCTAGTACACAAGAATTCCCAAGCCCTACGACGTGCTGCACCAGTTTGATATATTTGTGATCTAGGTTTATTTAGATCCACAGTGCGATAATTAGACCAAGTAGAATAATCATCATCTGTGTGACGAATATTCATAGTAGCACCTACTTTATCACCAACAATCTCAACTCTGTTATAGAACTTACGCTTTGTAGTACCGTTATCAACCAAGTCTGTTACTACTCTATAATATATCGGAGCACCTGAATCTGAATAGTAGTCCTGAGATAAAGTATATAATGTACCATTATCATCGTCTAACATATAGATTGTAGTGCCATAACCAGCTACAAAACTAGGACGGAAATACTCTTCAGCATACAGTCCTGTAGAACTTTGAGCATTTTCTTTAGTGTACATTGTCCACTGAGTCCACGTTTGCTCCGATAAATCGTATACTATTGTAACATTAATATCATGTAATGTCAAGATATAAAAGGTATGTCCACAAACTGTAGTAGTTAAACTTCTCATGGAAAGCATATTACTATTAGATATGATACGGTCAATATAGACAGTAGATACCTTTTGTATAGCACCACCAACTAAAGCGTAGACAGCAGGTCCTGTATTTTTGCTTCTACCAAGCCACAATACAGTATTATCAAAACTAGCAATAGAGTCGCCATTTACACATCCCATTTCAATATGGTAAGAAGGGGCAGTAGACAAAGGAGATCCTGGGTAGTTACCAGCATCATAGAAGAAGTCTATGGCCCATTGACCAAAAGTAACAACATAATTTAAATGCTTAGCAATACCTAATAATTGGTCTGGCTCAGCTTCAGCAGTAATATAGTTTAAAGCATTCCAAGATGTAGGATCATTAGGATTAGAAGTGTATATCTCTCCGTTTGTACCAGCAATAACGGTGTAAGTATCTAAATAACAAGCACCAGCAGCTAACTGTACACCTACAGGGAAACCGTTTAAGTTAGCTGTGGCAGTAGCACCTGAGCCTCTAGCGTCGGTGAAAGTAACTATTATGTTGTCTGAAGAAGTATAACCAGAACCACCATTGGTAATGGTAACGCCTGTTATAACACCTGACTGCCAAGTAGAAGTGGCTGTTGCTGAAGTTCCAGTAGAGTCTGTAAAAGAAACTAAAGGAGCACTTGTATAGCCGTTACCTTGTTGTGTTAAAGTCACAGAAACAATAACACCAGCAGTAATATTAACAGTGCCTTTAGCCGCATTACCTGCATAAGCTAAAACAGCAGTACCGTCAACATAAGTACCGCCTGTAAATGTAGGTGCTGTAGAGCCTGCTACTCCTCCAGCAACATAAGTATAAAGGTTAGCACCATAAAATACTTGTGTCCCTGCCGTAACAGTAGCCCCTGATGTCCATAGTGTACCGATAACTACAGAAGGGGCTGTATAACCAGAACCACCGTTAGTAACAGCAATATTGGTAATAGAAGAACCAGTTGTAATTACTATACCTGTTGCTGTAGTACCACCTGCTGTAGGAGCAGAAAAAGTAACTGAAGGGTTAGTATAAGAAACACCACCAGTTAAAATGTTAACGCTGATAACGTTATCATCTTTTACTTGTTTAAGAACATTAGTAGTAGGGTTTAATACATAAGCATTTACTTGATTATGTATAAACAAATAAGTATTGTTTAACGTTTGTTCAAAGTAACAATTTTGATAAATACCATTAATAGTACCAGTCATAGTACCTATGGTAGTAACGACAAAGTCACTAGTATTAATTTCATACAATACGTTTGCAATGACTGCATACAAATTGTTTTTAAATAAGTATAAACCTTGTGCTTGTAAATCAGGTAACACAGTTGATAAATGAACAGAAGATAAACCAGGACGCTTTACAAACTCACGCTTTGCTCCAATAGTTTCAAAGTAACCATTAACTGACTTAGAGTCAGTCTGAAGAGTACCATCTCTGGTCTCAATAGGTTGCGTCAAAGGAATACGTTCTGTACCCATTAATAGCCTCTACCGCTTGGTAAATACATACGATAATCTGCTTGAAAGAATGTACTAGTAACTTCTACATCCCAATCATTTAATTGATCTTGATAGGCTTTAGCACGTGCTGCGATCTCTTGACGGTGGTTCAAAGGTACAGAATATTCAATAGATAACTGATCAGCTAAATTCCATACTAATGTATTCATCCACTCATTAGGAAAGTCAGGCACAGCTTGTGCTGTGTTGATATCCTGCATAGGCATTTGACAGATAAGATGTAGCTGTAAATTGCTTTGTGTATAAGCGTCAGGAGTCAGGTAGACATACAATATACCATTGTTTTGTCTAATATCATAAAAAATACTATTAGCTACGCCATTAGAAAACTTATCACCTAAAGTGTTATATTCTTGTTTAGATAATAACTGTAAAGGTGTGTCAATCATTGGAGTAGATGACGTAGTACGATACCATCCTTGAATACACTTTAAAGGTTTGTCTTTTAAAGGTAGTAAGAACTGATCATCAAAGCTATCGTACATTGGTACACTTAACGGACCGCCAAGAATATAACTAGTAATGTTTTGAGTTAAAGGAACAACTAACTCTTGAATCTTCCACATCTTTAAGCCCTGAGTAGCCATCTGTTTAATTAACAGATTAAGGGCTAAGGAAGCATTCTGAATAGAAGTAGCATCAGGCTGATCACCAAGTTCAAGAACACCTAACTTGCGTAAAGCAAGCTGGATGATTTGATCTCGTGATACTGTAAAATTACTAGACATTAAAAGCCTCCTAAGAGTATCTTGATAGCTTTATCAAGACCTACTGTCTGTGCTGCAATAATAGCTAAAGCACCTATAGCGACATATTTAATCTGATTAAGGTTTTTTTCAATAGCATGTAAAGTTGTTTTTAAATCTGCTGAGGTTTCCCTCAACTCTTTAATATCTTCTGCATGGTTTTCTGAAATAACTTCAAGCTTAACCACTCTGTTTTCGATGTCGCTCATTATTAACCTATGTTATTTATTTAGCTTCTAATGCTGCAACACGTTGACGTAAAGATTTAAGCTCAGCAATCATATTAGCTATCATTTCAGGAGCAGAACTATCTACCATTTGATACACAGGCTTACCATTAGCATCAACAGCATTAGGCTGTCCTATAACAGCTTGTGGAACTACTTGTTGAAGCTCATCAGCAATAAAACCTGTATCTGCTTGTCCGTTGTTTATCCAATTAAAAGTTTTTGGTTGTAACGCATCAATAAACGAACCAGAAGTTGTTAATGGTGTAATATCTGTTTTTAATCTACGGTCTGAAGAGGTAGCATAAACAACACCGTTATTACTAGAGTTAATAGAAATATTTGCAATAGCTGAAGGAGAGGCAGGAGTACCTGTTTGGAATAAAACTAAAGTAGGAGTAGTAGAATAACTAGCACCAATAATATCTAAACCGCTTGCACCGCTTGATGTACCTGTATAAACAATTAAAGCAGGGTTAGCTGAGTTACTATTAAACTCGTTATTAGAAACAGTAAATGTATTAGCTTCATCTAACTTAGGCAAGTCATTCATTGTAGCAGCAACAATACGTAGTTCTACTTTGTCTCCAGCAGTAAAGGATGAGCCACCTGTACCATCTTGACCACGAACAATAGTAAATGTATCGCTTGAGCGAGCCGTTACTTTGATAATCTCAATAGTGCTACCTGTAGTAGCTTGTAGTGTACAATAAAAGTATTGAGTTCCTGTTGGGCTAGGAAATAAACTTCCTGTGCCTGAAGCAACAGTTAAAGAAGTCGCTGTACTAGAAATAGAAGAAGCTAATGTAGTAGCAGCGTTATTGGTAAACAACATATTTGCCATGATAAATCCTTGTTAATTAATTAATGACGAGTTACGACCATAGTTAAAGAAGCACTACTTTGACTGGTTAAAGTATACATAATAGGGTTTCCATTTGGGTCGTAAATATAGGTTACTGGTATAAACTGATCTGATTGCTGCGGTCTTGTCCACGAAGGGGCTTGGATGTCTGCTACTCCTCGTACAAAGTCTTGAGGCTGTCTTGGTTCCCAGTCTTGCTCACAAGTCATTAAACCATCCCAACGCTTTTGTAATTGAGAGCCTTTAAACTCTCTTCCGCAAACGTCACAGATGGCCTTCCAGTCACCTTTGTCGTATCTAGAAAAATAAGACATATTAGACTAGGTCAGGAGCGTAAACAGGTAAATCACCCACAGCAGTATAGATGTTACCAAGACTGGTTGTTACTGTCATAATTAGACGGTAAGTAACTTCGCTAATACCTTGATAGACTCGTTGACTAGCTACTGTACCGCTAATCGTTGGAGAGCCATAAAGGATTGCTGAAGGGTTTAAATCTGTACCTGACATTACAATGACAGAGCAGGAAGCGATAGATAAACTTTCGCCTGAAGACAGCACAGGGCTAAAATCAAATGAGAATATCTCATTATCAGCAACTATTTTATACGAAAACGATTCAGCCATTTGTTGTCCTAACTAAGACTAATTTAAAGGATATTTATTTATTTGAGCACCATTTAATGCCATATTAGATGCTGTTACTTTAAAGCTAACTAAACTTGCAGTGCTATACACATTCATGTTTAAGTTTTGGTTACCTACCGCTTTAGTACCATAACCATTTAATGCGTACAAATTAATAGCAGAACCATCTAAAGCGTATTGAGCAGTAGCTAAAGGTGCTGGTATACTTCCACCATAACCATTTACAGCATAAGTATTAAGTGGAGCACCGTTGACTGAATATACAGAGAATGTACCTGGTTGTGGTGTTATTCCATAACCATTAAGAGCATAAACGTTTAAAGCTGCTCCGTTTACTGAGTATTTAGAGTATGCAGGTCTTACTGGTGATCCATAGCCATTTAAAGCGTATACGTTGATTGCTGCCCCATTCAATACCAAAGAACCTACTGTTGGAGGTTGTGGAGGTACTGGAGGAGGAACAACTCTTGGAACCTGTCTAGAAGCAAAGATTAAACGAATAGCTTTTTGCTGTATTTCTCTTATGCCTACTCTAGCAAATATTAAATTAGCAAAGTAAGTAGTACTAATAGGTACTATATTAACAAATAGTTTAGCTAAAGTAAATACCTGTGTCGCTAGTATTTTACCATAGTTTTTACCTATTGTCAATACATTAGATACTAATATTGATAATATTTTTACATAAGCCTTACCTAGCGTGGCTGTAGACGTTACAGCAATAGTTAAACTTTTAGTAAAAGAATGCCCTAAAGTAGCTACAGAAGTACTAGTAATTGATAAGAATTTATTAATCTTCTTATTAATCAATACGTTATTAACTACTGTTACTGATAGTAAAGCTAAATGCTTACCAATTTCTGTTAATACAACTATAGATATTTCAGTAGTAGTTTGTAAAGTTTTTAGAACCTTTTTAACTACACTGGCTGTAGAAGTACTGGTAATACTTAAAGTCTTTAAAAAGGCTCTTGCAATAGTAACAGCAGAGGTACTAGTAATGCTTAATATTTTATTAACTCTTTTAACTATAGAAGCACTACTTGTGCTGGTTATAGTTAATACTACATATTTTAATTTAGTATAAGTTAAAGTAACAGTTGAAACAACGGTAATACTTAATGTTCTAAAATATAGTAATGTTTTAGCTAAAGTAGCTGTAGATGTAACTGTAATACTTAATGTTCTAAATAATGTTAGAAGACGTGTCAGTGTAGCACTAGAGGTGCTAATAATACTTACTGTTCTTAGATAAGCAACAACACGACTAATTGTAGCCGTTGATGTGCTAGTTACACTTAATAGCGTTGATAAGAGTCTATTACTAAGACTCGTTATTGGAGCAGACGATAAGGGATTCTTACCGAACATTACTAGTTAGACCAAGTATCTTTAGGCTCAGGAGGAATTACCGATGTATAAGTAGGAGTGACTGCAATAGCTCTTACCTGACTTCTCCATGCAATAAACTCATTTTGATTAGTCAAATAAGGATTAGATTGTGCAGGGTCAGCAACGCTAGGAATCGTTGTCCAATCTGTAGAAGATAGCAATGCTTGTGCTTGTGCGCCAATCTGAGCCGCTATAGAAGCCTGATAAGCCGCTAACTGCTCTGGAGTCAT